ATCTTCTCCATCAGTTCAGGCAAGAACCCACGCACATCCTTGCGGAACATTGCCCCATTAGCACAAACTGCATTATCTTTATACAGTTCAAATGTAATGTCCTGGTTCAGGATCTTATCAACAGTTACAGTTGGGTGCTTCTCATCCAGAAGAGTTTCTGGAGAAATATTATATTGCATAATGAGGTGAGGATATAGCGAGTTGAGGTCAAAAGACACAACCCAATCATACTTCCCTGGAATCGGTTCCTTAACATAAGCACCTGCATACTTGGAATCCTTATCAGAACGCTCTTTGGGAGGAATAACAATGTTTCTCTTTTTCAGATAGTTGTAAATAATCGTATCCCACATCCGAACTTGAGAGAACACATCAGCATAATTTGCCTTTGCGTCATATGCCATTGTGATTGCAAGTTCAATCAATTTCATCTTGTCTTCCAAACGGTCAACAAGTTCTACGTCAATGATGTTGTATTCTACAAACTTCTGCCAACCTTTAGTGTAAAAGTCTTTAAAGGTATCAAATTCAGAGTGGTCTAATTTTTTTGAATCAAGTTCTACGCTTGCAATATAATCAAGACGATATGATTCTTGTGCTTTATATGTAAATTTCTTATATAGATTCAAATAATCAAGTTGAGTAATGCCACCCACATCATAAGAAATATGTTTACGACCAGCAATATAAATCTCACTTTCAGTAACAAGACCCCAGGGAGAAAAACGCTTCATCAGTTTTTCACCTAAAACGCGATCCAAACGCCGAACGATATATGGAATATCATACAATTCAATATTCCATCCAGTTAAAACTTCTGGAGTATTATCCTCGACCATCCACCAATTAATAAAGTCATTCAATAAATCTCTTTCATTATCAAATCCTCTATAAATCACATTTGATTGATTATTATCAAACTTACCCATACCCCAGGTGCGGATTTGTTTAGAACTATAATCCTGAATAGTAATTAACAAAATTTCTTCAGAAGCTGATTCTACGTCGGGAAATCCATTCTCAGAGGCAACTTCAATATCAAGAGTAGTAACTTTAATTTTACCAATATCAAACTTCATCTCATCATTGGGGTACGTTTCTGAAATGTATTGATAAATGTATGCGGTATTTCCATAGATTTTAAAATTTTCTACGCCCTCATATTTCTTAATAAATTCACGACATTCCCGAATAGATCCAGGTTGAACTGACTCAACATACTCACCATTTAGAGTTTGATATTTAGTTTTTTTATTTGCAGGGACAAAAAGAGTCGGGTTAAACTTCTCACGAGTCATGAAGTGTTTTCCATCTTCATAACCACGAACCAAGAAGTGGTCCCCGACCATCTGGACATTTGTGTAAAATCTCATTATGCAGTTAATTCAAGATACTTTTCAACAATTTCTTTTTTTGGATCTACAATCGTAAGAATACTGTCAGAGTGAATCATCATTTCTGTCTGGTCAGTTACATCTGGCCAAGGAGTTAAATTACCTTCAGCATCAATACGGTGTGGATTAATTAATTTGCAATCAGGTTCTCCAAGTTCAGAACCAACTTCAATAATTTCGGTGACAATTACGTTATCAACTTTCAGTAAAAGACACTTGACTGTCTTGTCCATTTACTTTCTCCTCATACATCTGTTTAATGGTTTTAATAGGTTCCACAACTGTAACAATCCAATCAGGTGGAACGGGAATTTGATCATCACTAGTAAGTATAATCCATGGTGATAGAGATACTTCTAGATCTCCATGAGGACTTTCATTTTCTTCTACCAGCAAAATTGTTTTACGAGTTTCTACTTTATGCGGATTTTTAAATAGATACCCACATACTTTATCATTAGAAATTAATTCTTTGGCATCAGAAATAATTGTCTCACCAGATTTTAATAGTGCTAATTTAATTGACATTTTTTTGATTTTCCTCAACTCATTATATCAAGAAAAAGGGGAGGCGTCAACTGGTTTTTGCCAGTTGCCTCCCGCGCCGACGATATTCAGTTCTATTTAGAGATAGTTTTTTCTGGTGTGATGTTCTGGAACTATTTTCCCAAGTATGATTCGTAAAAGTCCGTCTTCAAATGTAACTTCCCTGACTTCTGTGTCGTCGGATAAAGTCCACGCTCGTTTAAAACTTCTGCTAGCCACTCCCTTGTGGATAAACGTCCTGTCGGTCTCATTGTCCTGTTTTTGTCCTTCGACAAAAAGTTTTCCATACTCCGTGAAAACATTGACCTCTCCTTTCTTAAATCCTGCGAGTGCAATTTCTAAATGCGACTCAACATTATTTACCTGAATAAGGTTGTAAGGTGGATAGTTTGTTGAAGTTTCGTGAAGATTGAAAAGACGATCAAAGTATTCATCCATTCCAATGCTGTTACGAGTAATCCTCTCCATCAAGGCAGGAAGATCCGCAGCCGTATAACGGGTAATATTAGTCATTATAGTAGCTCCTTTAAAAGCGAGTTTGTGTTTTGTGGACCCCGAAGGCATCCTTACTATTATATAGGTTTAGACAATAAAAAGGGGAGTGTTAAACTCCCCACTTTTTTATTCGGCATCCTCTACCTTTTTCTTCTTCGCACCAATATTATACTTGGTTTCCAGAATCCAATCACCCTTGTCCTTATAAGCAAGAACTTTAATTTGGTTCAGGGGAGCGATATCTTGGATTTTATTCAGGTCTACAATCTCAATTAAACCCCAATCGGCAAGAAGTTGGGCGATACGATTGCGACGTTGTACATCATTCACAGTTAGATTTGCGTGTTTGCCGTCCAGAGCAAACAGTTCCTTAAAGTGAACGAGGTAATATCTACCTTGTTTGTGTAGAATATGGCAAGACTGATAGATTTTCTTTTCCTTTCTTGAAGCAACTCCGATACGGGTCAAAGTCTCACGAACCTTCAAAAAGTCATCGGGTTCGTTAAGAATCACTTCCACCATTTGGTCGGGCGTCCACTTCACTTCGGGTTCTTGAACGACACTCATTTTGATCCTCCAGTTTCAAATTTCGATTTAATAAAAGTAAGTTGTTCTTTAGTAAGAATCCTCAAAGCTTGTTTTGCCTTCTCATTACTATAACCATAGTAACGCTTAACATAATCAAGGTCTTTGATTTTATCTTGTCGGAGCCAGGGAGAAAATCTCTTCTTTTTCCTCAGACTATTTATAAAAAAGTCATACTGGAGTTTTTTTGGAAGAAAATGATATTGATTCATTTCATTCGCAAACAAAACGCAATCAAGATGACCTGATAGACAACGATTGATAATATAAGGAGCATATTCCTTCTCAAGTGAAGGGTCTTCATCAATCAAATGTTTCTTCGTTTGATTGATCGAATTTAACCAGTCCTTCAATTCCATAATTAAATAACAGTAGTTCTTTACGTTGTTTTTGCTCTCGCATATATTCACCAACCGAACGCATCGTATAAGTCAAATCAAACTCTGCGGCATTCCAGTTTTTGAACCTATCCTTTACAAGTTGATCAGAATTATAACTTACCAACTGGTCCATATCATTAGAATCGCAGTCAGAAGCAAACTTATCGTGATCAAATCCTTTGTGCATTGATCCCTTACGCCCATAGAGATTATCCTTAATGTCATAAGGAGGATCGAGATACATAAAAGCACCTTTATTTCCATCCATCAGATAATCGTAGGAATAATTAGTTATACGCCAATGTGCAATTAATTCAGAATACGCAGGCAGTTTTTGGATCCCTCGCAAACTGAAGTTGGCATTGGAGGCTTGTTCAGAAAATGAGGAGCTCTCCGTGAGACCACTGAAAGAACACTTATTGACAACATAAAAAGCCACAGCACGATCAAAATTTGACACGGTTTTGTCATTGATCCGTTCCTTCGATTGGAGAAAGAGTTCTTTCGCTTTGTCTGGGGCAATATTTGCCTGCTTTAAATCAACTAGTTCGCTTTTCAAATCATACCCAAACATCTGAAGTTGTTGCCAAAAGTTTACAAGAGGTTCATACAAATCATTTACCCAAATATCTAGGCTGGGATATTTTTTGGTGATATGAATCGCAACACTTCCACCGCCAAGAAATGGTTCTCGGAACTCATCATAGTTGCGAAGATCTGGAAAGTAGGGATCCATCTTGACGCAAGCACGGGACTTGCCGCCAGGATAACGTAATGGTGTTTTAAGAGACTTCATAATCTGCTGGATGATACTTCAAATATTCTCTAAAGGTGAGTTTCATTTCTTTCTGCGTCATACCACAATGCTTTGCGGCAGCAGGTATAGTCATTTTTGCACGGAAAAGTGCTTCGTTTGCTTCTTTTACATTTTCAGGAGTTGTCTTCACGGGAACTTCGTAAAAAGATGCCTTATCAATTTTGAGCAGACTCATTTAAACTCACACTCCACCATAATCTCAGTCAGACAGGCAAGCATATTTATTTCTTGATCTGCTACGAACGCACTCTGATACTGATACTTAGCAAGAACAAGCACAGCAGCAGGAATACTATTGTTTTCAAGGGTGCTATAAAGAGCATCGTAAATACGGCGCAACAATAAAGTAATATCATTGTCCATATTAGCCACCACCCACTTCCGAACTTCAGGGAAGTTCTTTTCTTTAAGGTTTTGAAGGAGATCATTTACTGCAACATCCGAAAAAGTAGCGAGAATTCCAGAATCAATCTGTCCACTTACAGAGTATCTTTGACATTCGTTGAGGACTCGTCTCCAATCTGGGAAATGAGAATTAATCAGTTGGGCAAGGACTTTAGGATCGTATTGTATACGTTCTTCATCCAAGATGTTTTGTAGACGCTTGAAGAAGGATCCTGCCAGTGCGGTTTTTTCTTTCCCTTTGATAGAGAAGTCGATAACTGCACATCGGGAATGGAGGGGCTCAATGATTTTGTTTTTGTAGTTACAGGTGAAGATGAATCTGCAATTTCCAGCAAATTCCTCAATAAACGCCCGTAGCAGGAGTTGTACGTCGTTCCCTGTGTTATCTGCTTCGTCAATGATGACGACTTTGTGTTTAGCATCTGACGAAAGCGAAACGGTCGAAGCGAAGTTTTTCGCATTGTTTCGGACAGTATCGAGGAATCTACCCTCGTCGGATCCATTGATGACATAAACATCTACCCCCAATTCATTACAGAGTGCTTTTGCAACTGTGGTCTTACCGATACCAGGAGGACCAGCAAGAAGCATATTTGGAATTTCACCTTTATTTAGAAATTCACTAAAGGTTTTCTTAATACTTTCAGGTAAAATACAATCTTCAATGGTCTTGGGTCGATACTTTTCAACCCAGATAAAATCACTGTTCATAATCAAATCCAATTAGGTTTACGCTCAGGCATACGAAGGTAGTTGTCCTTCACCCAAGGTTTTGAAGCAATATACCTTTTATAAGCAGTAAAGGTATCAATGCTATCGTCAAATTTCCACTCTTCAGGCATTGCCCTAGCGAATGGAGTCACTTCAGTTATCTTTCCTTTGGGGAAAAGATAATAGGCATCTACAAGAGTCTTGTAGCAGGAGTGAGTTTTATTATAGCGCAATGCATATTCATCTGCAAGGTTCATTCCCCACTTAATCAACCAATAGGCATTGTGGATACTATCCAGTGCCCATTTGGTACAGGGATGATTACGAAACGCACCCTTTTCAGTTCTATAGGGAGTGTTATCAGTCTTGTACAAAGGACCATAGTTATGACCCCATTTTTCAGATGCCACAATGGAAAGCATTTGGCAGCATTCCAGAGGCATCTTGACGATGTGTTTATCAGGGAGACAGATAGCACTCTCGGCAGGCCAGGGAGATGTGACGAAGATGTTCATCAGAAACAATACTTTTGAAGTACATACTTAACTTTATTTGGTTTATCTTCCATCCAATATGCTTCATGTTCAATTTGAGAAGAAGCAGTAGAAGTTTGTACTGAATTTCTAATATCTTGATATTTAAATGCTGGAAGAATCATATCTTTTTTAGATATGCCAAATGGTTTATATCCATTACAAAGATGCGCCACATGCGTAGCTTCGTGATAAACGGTTTCATTAATATAATGTTTAGGTTCAAATCCACTGTTTTTTATATTTTTGGTGCAAATTACAAATTTTTTACCAAAATCTG